TTTCCTCATCGCTTGCTCGCCTGCCTTCTGTAAGGCATACATCATGCGAGCGCCCTCACGGCGTTGTTCTTCTTTTGATTTGCCAGCACCATTCATTCTGCCGACGCCACGAACCGCCTTAGCGTTTACAACAAACTCACCATCGCTAAGCATTGCAGGAATATCATCACTTGTCTCTGTGCCTGGACCAGCTATTGGGCCGTTCATGCGAGGGAAGTCTACGTCACCACCTTGCGCAAGTGCTGCTAACCCGCCACTTTGCATACCTCCAACCATGGAAGCTAATTTAGCTATTTGACCAATGTCTGGGCCATCAGATGAACTCTTATTGGGATCTCTGCCCGCGCTTGGATTTGACTTCATGCCTCCTTTATTTTTCATAATTAAGGCAATCAGTTCTTCTTTGGACATGTTTTCAAGATCAGCAGGAACTTGAGATGATGAGCCGCCAGCCAATGCGGAAGAAAACCCTGTCAATCTGCCGCCTAAATCTGACATCATGTTTCCAAATTTTTGCATGCCTGTTGGTTCAGAGGCAGGCGCACCTCCATACAAATCCATTCCCCCTGGCATACCTCCACCGCTCATCTCAACAGGCAAGCTTGCAATGCCGCCACCCGCCATGGTCATCATGATGTTGTCGCCACCTATGTAATCTTCAAAGTCTTGTATTTTGAAGATGCCATCGTTCAACATGTCACGAGACTTGATAAAGTCCTCTATCTTCAAAGCCTCTTCAAATTCTCTTTCATTTTGTGCAACAAGAAGCTCATTAAATAGTCTTTGATTCTCCTCGCTAATCTCTCTGCCTCTTAAAGCTGGGCCTTCTATTGCTGGTTCTGATTTGTATACTTCAGAAATACCCCCGCTTGCTGGAGGTGTTGTGGCTACAGGAGGCGCTATATTTGCTTGCGGATAGAATGCTTCAGTAGTGCCCGGACGATTAGCATAGTTCATTCCAGGCAGAGATTGATAAGCCAAAGACTGCGCGTATGGACTCGGTGCTCCACCTAAAAAAGAGGGGCTTGCCTGCAGTTGAGACATCTTTTCCTGAAGAGGACTAGGAGCAAATCTTTTAAATCTAGCGTCATCAGATAATATGTCAGAAGCCCGCGCCCTACCTTTAGTTTGCAAGCGGCTTATTTCTTTGCTCGACTCTGGTTTTTTTCCCATATCAGTTACTCACCTGCTTAACACTTCCATCGCCGTCTGGCTTGTCTTAGCCTAGAGTTAGGATCTTTTGCTGCTTTTGGAAACTTCTTCATTTGCCCTGCAGATCGTGCGCAAAAAGACTTTCTACGCGCTGCACGCTTCCCTGTAGGCTTATCCTCCGTCACAGCAGTCTGCAGTTTACTACCAGGATTGGCTTTACGATACGCTTTTACACCAGCTTCTGTCATGCCAGCGCCTTGTTTTGTAGGGCGAAAGTTCTTTTTATTGCGCTTCGGCATCTTGTCGCGGCGTCGTTTCTTGACTTCACCACCGACGTTGAACTCTTCTGCGTATCGTCTAAACATCAGGAGTACCTAGTTCTCTTGCGTCGATCAGACATGACAGCCCCACAGCCACGGTGATTACGGCGAACTTCGCCACCACTAGCTTTCTTTACAATGGTCTTCACATTTGTTGGCTTACCGCCCACACCTTGTGGCTTTGCACGCTTGCGCGCAACAGCACTACGCCGCTCACCCTCGGTCATGGATTTCGCTTTTGACCTCGGCACGCACTTTGGATACTTGCGCTTTGAACCTTTTACCTTGGCACGGCCACACTTTTGGAACTTACCGCCTTTCTTCGGTGCCCCAATATCTACCCAATCACCTTTTGGGCCTTTGCCAAACCACTCTTTCAGGCTCATGAGAGTCTCGTTCTCCCACGTTTACTGGGCATCATGCCGCTGAAACCCTTGGGATCTATCAAGCGAGCACGTTTAGCGACAAAGCCGCCTGTGTTCATATCTTTTGGCTTTGGGCCTTTGAAATCTTTGCGCTTCACGCCAGATGGATCTTTGATTTTTCCTGCGCAAATCTTGCTGGCGTAAGCGTTTGCATACGCTGACGGGTATACCTTGAACTTGCGCTTTGCTGCAGCTTTACCTCTTGGGCATAGTTTTGTCATGAACCTACACTCACTACTATTGCTCCTGCATTTATCACCTGAACAGAACCAACCTGACCTTGAGCTTCAAGGGGATCAGTTGTGTACGGTAACTCCTGAGACAAACTAATCCAGTTGTTGCCATCAAACACTTGTAAAGTGTTGATAGTTGTGTTCCAGATTAAATCACCTGTGTTGAATTTCAAAGTGTCTCTTTTCTCTCGCGTGAACTGTGGTGTAGCGTCTGGATCAAAGGCATCCAAGCTCAGTTCAAGCAAGCGCACTGTTCTGTTGAACGTAGTGCCATCAACGGCAGCACCATTGTTGATGAGCGGTAATCTACCTCGCAGTAACTTGCTCATCGTCTACCGTTAGGTTGTATGTCAAGGCGCGTTCCACCCACTCTGAAACCAACACCTAACTGCGAATCGGTGACTGCATCGTCATCAGATTCAAACCGCACGACTGCTTGACGGCCACGCGCTCGAGTATCGACCTTGGTGGTTGAGCTTGTGATTGCTGTAGTTTGGTCGGTGGTCAAGTCACTACCGGGGAAGTTGCGAGCTTTCAAAACCACGTTGATAGTCTGGTTCTCACCTGAACCCGTGAACTTAATATCAGGTATGCAACGGCGTATGAACTGAAACTCTTCGCCATCGCCTATGTCAAAGTCAGCAGACTCTATGAACACGTTGGTCATGGGACTACCATCATCATCGTGACCAGTTTCATGTTGATACAGATAGTTTGTGGAGCTTGATTTGCCTGCAGCCCTTGGGAAAGCAACAATGCCTTCATCAAGCCATGCGGTTCTAGACAGTTGCCCAATGTTCCACGTTTGTTCTTGGTAGTTGTACGCAACAAACCTATCAATGCTTGTTGAAGCAGCAGAACAGTAGAACCAGCCCACCTCATTGAACTGCTTGTTCAAGAAAGCAAACACTTGAAATGCCTGCCCTTCGTTGAAGTCATCAAAGACGTATGACTTCACAGAGCAAGGTAGCGGTGTAACGCTGCCTCCATATGAATAGAAGCCTTTCTTGTCCATCCAAAAGACGCCAGCTGGTGTATTCACAGCACCATTTGGGCCAATCAAGCTGACACCCTCGTTGATTAGGTTCAGACCAAAGGTCAAAGGTGGCCCGATAAACTGCAGGCTGTAGAGCGCAACGTCTGTCCATATCAAGGTTTCTTGCCTAGCTCGCAACCCGCCTATGATTTCACTTCCTGCAGAGCATCTCAGTGATCCAGCAGTGTTGGTAGACTTAGGCTCAAACTCAGTAGCATTTTCTTGGTCAGAGAAAGCAATCAGCAAGGGGTCAATCGAACCAGTTCTTGCTGTGCCTGCTGCATTGATAGGGTCAGCACCAAGCACAAGAACGTGCCTGTCGATGTCAGAGACTATGACCTGCAGTCCCTTCGTAGGTACTAGGTTTGCGCCACTGATTCCTGACAAAGCTACAGCCCTGGTGCTAAGACCATCTGTTTTGTCCCAGTAATAAATGCTTCCTGCGCGAGGATTGGATATTAAGTCTTCACCAAAGTTATCCATTGACCACAAACGCAGTTGGTTTGAGTCTGTCAGTGTAGACGTTGACCCCCAAGCTCCAGATGACCATGCGCCTACACCCCAGCCTGTGCCATCTACAAACACATCTAGACCAGAGTTGATTTGATAGGTTCCAACTACACTGCTGCCACCGTTGCCGCTATCACTGCTGTTTGCGGTAACCTCTGTGCCGCTTGTGTCTTTGGCGGTGATGGTAAACGTGCTTGTCGAGGGCACTGATTGAATTTGATATTCTTGATTCAACACTGCAGCTGTGATGTTGCCGCCAAGAGTAGCTGCGCCAGAGAAAGTAACAAAGTCTCCCTCTGCTGCGCCATGGCCTGTATCGGTTACAGTTATCGTGCTTGACCCATTGGTTGCAGCAAACGTAACGTCGCCTGCACCTGTTGTGCTTCGTATGGGCGTAATGTCGTTGTAGCTTGCACCTTCTTGTATGTACAGCTTAAAACGTGTGCCAAGGCCCAACAGCTTAGTGCCATCAAGATCAACCCAGCCATGGAGTTTGCGGCCTGTGCCCTCGTATGAGGTTTGAATGTACTTCTGCCAACCGCCTATCTTCTCTGGCAAACCTTTCCGAAACCGCACCAAGTTGCCGTCAAACCACCCGCCTTCTGCAGTGTAGTCAGTGCCTTCTTTGTTGATGCCAGGGTTGAAGATAAACTTTTGCAAAGCCATTACTGATAATCTCCTGTGCGAATGATTTCAGTCACTTCTAGTGCACGATTACCTACCTGAGTAGCCCAACGGCTGTCCATAAATTCGTCGGCTGCAATGTCAAACTGCTCTCGTGACATGGCTTCCAAGGCTTTTACAAACCCACGCAAGCGTGTCAGACCAAGGTTGAAACAGATATCAATCATGGCGTCTTTTCGGGCTTCGTTTAGTGCGGCGAACCAGAAATAAGTGTCCTCAAGCTCTTCTCGTACACGCCGTATGTCGTTAGCTAATAAATACTCTATTTCTTCTTCAGATAATCCAAGGCCGCCGTTTTCATCTATGTTGCGCCCGACACCCACAGTAATCATATTCTCTGAGCATTTGTACGCATGACTACGCACACCTTCGTGACGCTTCAACATTCCTATTAGCTCAATACCCATTACTTCTCCCTGCTCACGCCTCTGGTCTTCTCGTAGCTTCTCATAGCACCCAGACCCAACATGCCGGTCATTGTAGTCATCAACAGCGATGGATCTATTTCTGGGACTTCTACCCAGATACCTGCAATGGGTGCAATCAATACATGATATAGAAGACCCAGACTACAGCACCAACCGATGCTAGGACGCCATCCGGCAACGAATAACGACTTATGTGCAGCCTCGACCTTGTTGACCTCTAGCTGCCCCTTGGCTAACTCATTGGCATGGCGTTCTGCAAGAGTGCTCAACTCAAAAGCAATACGATTCTTCTCGTCCTTGTCCTCAATTACCTTATCTAGTAGCTGAGTAGCTGGGCCTATGATTGATCCAAGTATGCTCATCGTTTTGCCATGTACGCTGTAGCGCCAAAGTATAGCCCTACAATGCTCGCCTGACTAAGAAACAGCATGTCACTTAGAGAAGCCAGAGTGGACAAACGAGACTCCGGGATAAATGGCATGAGTGGTAAAAGAGCGTAAACCACCATACTAGAAAGACTAACCCAAGCCATTCTGCGTTGACTGTCTGCTTTCTCTTCACGCAGTTCGATCTCAACAAGCTCTTGATTTCTTGCAAGTTCTTCATCGCTCACGACCCCATCTCCATCTAGGTCGTATTGAGCATACCGCGATTTAGGCTCTAATTTCTTAGGACTCATCAGTCATCATCCTTTCTAGCTGGATCACGAAACAGTATCTTGGTGCCTGCTTCTGATGTAGGTATTTCTCGTACACGGCAGTAAGTTTTAAAGTAGCTATTGTTGCTGAGTAGCTCGTTTATCTTGCCTACAGACTGCGCGTTCAGCGCCTTGGAGTATTCTAGGCACGAGGTCAGTTCTCTGAAGTACAACTCTTCGCCCGTGGGTTGCCCACGTTCCAAAACAATTAATACAAAAATCATCATGGTCATGCGCGTATGTCCAATGAAAACTGATCTTCAACCTTTACAATAGTAGAAAGAACCTCACCATTTTTGTAGTAGTAATACGTTTCGCTGTATTGCGTTAACGCTTCTACTTTATCGGTGCGAGTGCGACTAATTTGGTCTAACCGCAACAGCCTATGTATCTTGTCTTTGACCACTACTTCTGATGGTGCATTGACGCTGTTTGGGAATACTGGTGGGACATCCATTACAGCCTCCGCTTCTGCTGAACAGCCTGCACCTTGACAGACTTTGGCTTAACAATATCCCAAGTAAGCAACTCTACATCCAGTTGGTGCGCCGTTCCCAAGACACGCGGCATGGTGTTCTGTATGTAGATCTGTGCGCCGTACCCGCACTGGCGGTGGTTGTATCGTAACCATGCCAGCGCAAGGCAATGACGGTATGCAGGAGGATCGACTAGCTCTAACATTCGCCATTCCCGTAAATCGCAAAACAGATTCGGGCTGGCGGGGTTGTACTCTAGTTTTGATTCTTCAGCATGATCTCTATGAGTTGCTGAAGTTTCTGATCTGATGCTTTCGCTGTCTCGCTCTGTTCCGCCAATGAATCGACGATAGCCTCGATCTTTGTCGCATTGACTGCTGCGAGTTTTCCCGTGGCTTGGGCCTCTTCAACAACACTAACAACGGCAGCTTCAATTCGATCTACTTCTTCTTGTGTAGCCTGTGCTTGCGCCTGACTAGCACCCCAGACCATCGCGCCTGACAGCGCAGCAGCGCCAATAGGTAAGGCCCACGTTGGGACTTTAATTGTTCCTTCATCTGACATATCAACCTCCTAAAAACTGTGGCACCAAGATGCTCACAACGATTAAACCTATGATCCACCATAACCTGTTAGATACAGTGTCGATCTTCGCTTCAAGCTCATCAAACCGCCTAGACCCACTTGCAAGGCGTTCCTCAATACGCAGGTAACGCTGCTCACACACTTGCTCGTGAGTAGAGATCTGGTTCAATGCCTTATCACCTTTATCCAAGCCCCATTCCTCTGCCATCGCTAGATAGCACATAGTTATTCTTTTGCTTTACCAACGTTGAGTGCCAGGGCTTCAATTATGGGGTAGATATACTTCGCCATGAAGGCATCGTCCTTGGGAGTAGGCGTGGCGGCACAGATCGCGCTTGCGACAACTGAAAGTGTTGTCAGCGTGGTTACAATCTCCATCAAACTCATGCGGCTATCTCCTCTCTAAAACAATTCAAGTTGGCCGCTACAGTGCGGCGTTCACCTTCACCCCGGAACGGGTAAACCATGTGCTGCATCCAGCTTGGAAACATATACAACCTACCCACCTGTGGGCGTATCACGATGTTCTGCGTTGGCTTCAACCGCTCTTTGTCCCACTGAGAGCTTTGTCCGTAGTTGAAGCACAAGCACCCGTCAGACTCACCAGAGGCATTATACAGGCCGTAATCTTCAGATCCGGGCCGTGGCCCCTGTTCTATCTGAGGTGGCACTTTCGTCCAAGTCGTGCAGCTAATGCCCATGACGGTCTTTGTGCCGTGGTCATGAATAGGGTTGTAGTCCCCTGCGTAGCTATGCACTGACCACAGATCGTCTATCTCGACGTTGCGGTTGCCATCTAGCATCTGGCCCGAACTCTTCATAAAGGCATTAATATATTCAACACCCATAGTCCGCACGAACCCAGAAAAGCCAGCCACAAGCTCGTCATCGCAATCCATTCTAAGCTGTTCTCCCTCGCGGATTTGACCAACGAGAGTATCAGCCGCTGTACGCCGCCCTTCTTGTTCCAAGAGGCCATCAAGATACTCGTTGAGTTGAGTAACGAAGCCCTCTGGAATATCCAACTCCATCAGAAATACTGACGGGAGCGGGTGCATCATGTAGGAGATTTCTGCCATTACTGAACGACAGCTTCGTCTTCCTCATCATCCACTGCTTTCACAGAGTCAGAGATTGCTTGAATGTACATTTGCAACAAGGCTTGACGCTCGTTGACTTGGATCTGCAATGCAGACACTTCTCGGCGTAGCTCGTTGACTCGTGCGATATTCGCCTGAGTTTCTACAGTCAAGCCCTCAAATGAGTATTCTTCGCCATCAATCGTGACTTTGTTTTCTTCGCTCATGGTAGTCCTTATGCTTTATATGCTTCAGCAGCAGAGATCGCTGCATCAATGGATGACATATCCTCACTGCCCCAATCGTCCAAGTC